AACTATAGCCCTACAGAAAGCAGCATCAGTAGCTGGTACAATTTTAACAACTGAATGTATAGTAACAAATATAAAAGAAGATGATAAAGCTGTTGGTGGACCAGGCCAAATGCCAATGATGTAAAATATGAACAGTAATAACACATTATGGGTCGAAAAATATAGACCTGACACATTAGAAGGTTATATCGGAAACGATGTAATCGTTGGTAAGATGAAAACATATATAGAAGGCGGGGATATTCCTCACCTTCTATTTTATGGTAGAGCAGGCACAGGTAAGACTACTCTTGCTAAAATTATAATCAATAATATTGATTGTGATCATATCTATATCAATGCTTCTGATGAAAATAATGTTGATACTGTTCGTAATAAAATTAGACAATTTTCTAGTAGTGCTGGATTTTCAACACTTAAAGTTGTCATATTAGACGAAGCTGATTACATGACCCCTAATGCTCAAGCAGCATTACGTAATGTAATGGAAACATTTTCTAAACATACAAGATTTATTTTAACTTGTAATTATGTTGAAAAGATTATAGATCCTATTCAATCTAGATGTCAGGTATTTGGAGTAATACCTCCACATAGGTCAAATGTTGCAAAGCGATTAAATGATATTCTAACGGAAGAATCAATTGAATTTCATCCAAATAATTTCCAATCAATAGTAACGATAGTAAATTCTACATATCCAGATATTCGTAGAAGTATCAATGCTTTACAAAGACAGATTGTAGATGGAAAATTAGTTATAGATAAATCATCATTAATTGCAGTAGATTATATGAATGAAGTTTTAGAAGAACTTAAAGGTGCAAGACAATTTAATACAATCAGAAAAATAGTAGCAGATAGTCAAGTAAAAACATTTGAAGAACTATATAGATTTTTATTCGAAAATATAGATGAATTTGCAAGTACAAAGGTTTCTAATTGTATAGTTATCATAGCTGAAGCTCAATATCAAGATACATTTGTAGTAGATAAAGAGATAAACATAATGGCAATGTTTAGTAAAATAATAACAACTTTAGAGAAGTAGAATGGGAAAAAATCCAAATAAACAAAAATACGGAAACTACATTAAAAAGATAGGATATTTAGATATACGTCAAAAGGTAGTTTTAGGTTGCTGGAAAAAGAACTTCAAAGGTGAAATGATAAAGCAACCCGGAAGTACAGATGTTTTTGTATATCATGGTAAACATGTAATGACAGGTAGTTTCAAAAGTATAATGGCAGCAACTGCAGAAGCAGAAAAAATGATGGCTGAAAGTATTAAATACACAGCAAAATAAGGAGAAAAAAATGAAAGTAGTACACGGAGGAAAAGGTCAAGGACCACAACAAGGGCAACCTAATCCAGGTATGCAAGTAAAAGTTGCATTAAAAGATACATCAGATGTAGGATGTGAAAAGTGTGGACATAAATTATTTACTCAGCTGATGATGTTCAAAAAATTATCAGCAGTTATGTCACCTACAGGTGAAGAATCTATGATTCCAATTCAAGTATTCGCTTGTAATGATTGTGGTCATGTAAATGATGAATTTTTACCACCTGAAGGCGAGTAATGAAAGAATTGATATATTCGAAAGTAGATTCTAGTAAATTATTACATATTATCAACAGATTAGAAGATATCAAAACACCTAGAGCTAATATTATATCAGATGATCAGTTTTTACAATTAGCTACTATGAAATTACAAAAAGGTGACACATTCAAACCACATCATCATTTTTTCAAAGAGTCACCTACAGATAAAGTAATAGTTCAAGAATCATGGTTAGTAGTGCGTGGTAGTGTAAAATGTATATTGTATGATATTGATAATAAAATTATATCAACCCCTATCTTGTTTCCAGGTGATTGCTCAATAACACTTGAAGGTGGTCACACATATGAAATATTAGAAGATGATACGGTGGCGTATGAATATAAAACAGGACCTTACCAAGGTATAGAAAATGATAAGAAGTTTATAGATGATTAAAGTTAACCTAGGATGCGGACAGAGAAATTTTGGTAAAGAGTGGATTCATATAGATGGTTCAAATTACGAACATATTCATTCACATAATATTGTAGATTTACCTTTTGAAGAAAATTCAGTTAGTATAATATATGCTTCACATGTATTTGAGTATTTTGATAGAGAAGAATGTATTGAAGTATTAGAAAAGTGGAAAAATAGCTTAAAACTAGATGGAATATTACGATTAGCCATTCCAAATTTTGAAGTATATTCAAAATTATATAGTAATGGTAAAATTACATTAAATCAATGTTTAGGACCTCTATTTGGAAAGTGGAAAATGACAGACTCAGAAACAATATACCATAAAACAACATATGATTACAATAGCTTAAAAAGGTTATTAGAAGAGAGTGGGTTTAAGAATATAAGGTTATGGAATTGGAGAGAAGTTGAGCACGGAAATATAGATGATTATTCTCAATCTTATATACCACACATGGATAAAGAAACTGGAACTTTAATGAGCTTAAATATGGAGTGTACAAAGGCAAAATAATGAGTTTTGAAACAGTTACAGAATTTGAAGAAAATATCGCAGAATATTTTGGAGCTCCATACGCAGTTGCGGTAGATTGTTGTACTCATGGATTAGAATTATGTTTAAGATATAAAGGTATAGACTATATTAAAGTACCTACACACACTTATATTGCAGTACCTTTTTTAGCAAAAAAAATAGGAATAGATTTAATGTGGAAGGAAGAAGACTGGGAAGATTATTATTATCTTACTGATAATATTATTGATGCAGCAGTGTTGTGGAAAAAGGGTAGCTATATTCCTGGAACTCTCATGTGCTTAAGTTTTCAATTTCAAAAACATTTAAGTTTAGGAAGAGGTGGAATGATTTTATTAGACAATGAACAAGATGTAATAGAACTCAAAAAATTAGCATATGATGGTAGATTACCTAATGTTCCGTGGAGAGAGCAAAACATAAGTTCAATAGGATATCATTATTATATGACACCAGAAATAGCTAAAAACGGATTAGAAAAATTACCTGCTGCAATTAAAGCTAAACCAAGGCAATGGGTATTAGACGACTGGCCTGATGTTTCGAAAATGAAAGTATTTAATAATTTTGGATAATTGAAAAAAAGTTCGTATATTAAACTTAAATAAGAACGAGAATAGTTATGAAAATAAAAAGAAGAAAGAGAGCATTTATTACTGGTATATCCGGACAGGATGGTAGTTATCTTGCTGAATATTTAATTGAATTAGATTATGAAGTTCACGGCATGATTAGAAGAAACTCTATGCCTGAAAATCAAGAAACACGGGTAGATCATCTTGTAATGGAAGGTAAGTTAAATACATATTACGGAGACTTATCAGATCAATCATGCATTGAGCGATTATTAGAAAAAATTAATCCTGATGAGATATATAATTTATCTGCACAATCACATGTAAGGATTAGTTTTGATATACCGCAGTATACAGTACAAACTAATGCATTAGGAGTATTGAATGTATTAGAATCGTACAGGAGAATTTGTCCAGAAGCTAAATTTTATCAAGCAAGCTCATCTGAAATGTTTGGATTATCAGTTGATGAAGATAATTGTCAAAGAGAAACAACACTCATGAATCCAGTTTCTCCTTATGGATGTGCAAAAGTTTTTGGATATAATATAGTAAGAAATTATAGAAGAGCTTATAAATTACATGCAACCAATGGTATTCTATTTAATCACGAATCACCTCGTAGAGGTTCTAATTTTGTAACTAGTAAAGTTGTAAAAGGTGCAATACGAATTAAGTTAGGTATGCAAGATAAATTAGAATTAGGAAATATGGATTCATATAGAGATTGGGGACATTCATACGATTATGTTCGTGCTATGCATCTAATGCTTCAACAAAAAAATCCTGGAGATTGGGTTGTGGCAACAGGAGAAACACATTCGGTTAGAGAAATGTGTGATTATGTATTTAGTAAACTAGGGTTAGATTATAATGATTATGTTGTTCAAAATCCTAGATTTATGCGCCCTGAAGAATTGCCTTACTTAAAAGGTGACCCAACTAAAATTAAAACACAACTAGGATGGACACCAAAGTATAGTTTTGAAACGCTAATGGATGATATGACAGATTATTGGACAAAAATATACGAAAAAAGATTACGATTTAATGAAGCCTAAAACAATATTTAATATACTAGGTGATTTGACATATAAAAAATCAAATTCTGATACATATACTGAAGGTGATTGGAAAGCATATAATACTTATATGGTGAATAGATGGTTGAGCATGAATTCTGATGTTACAGAAATCATAAATTTTATACAAAAATACTATTCACTAGATAAAAAGATACACTACAAAA